GTTTAATTGTAAGTAATTGTTTAAATTACCTTTACCGCTTATTACATTGAATGATGATGTACTAGGTTGCCAAACATACAAAGCTTCAGGAGCTGCAGTAGTTATAGCTTGTTGGTTTATCGCTATACTTTGTGGGTATATTTGATACATTGAGCTAGTAACTAAAGTATCATTTGAGGCAAAAGCTGGAATATATTGTAATGTTCCTCTTAAATTTCCTAATGATCCAGAGAAAAATCCAGAAAAACTTCCAGAATAAGATCCAGATCTAAAAGAAGAGGAAAGCGAAGCGTAAGAAGAAGATAAGCTTATTAAACTTGCGCTAGTAGCTGCAATATTACTCGCGATTGATGCACTAGTTTGAGCTATATTTGTTCCGATTGAAGAACTTATTACCGCTACATATTGTTGAACAGCGTATTGAGTTGGTGCTGTATCTTCACCATAAATTCCTTGAGAGTTTATTAACGCTGTATTATTACTTACTTCTTGTAGTACTACTCCAACAGGAACTCCGTTTCTTTTAAATGGTCCGATTGCGTTTAAGCCCGATAAATTAAAAGAGTTTGCATTGATTGTTACTTCACCAGTTAATTGATTCACGGCAAAGAAACTTCCGATATTTAAGTTACCTATATTATCAATAGTAACGTAGAATACTTTACCTGGAGCTATTTGAGTTATCTCTCTTTGTTTTATTGGAATTCCACCGTATTGAGGAAGAGCGTTGTAAGTTACTCCAGAACCAACGTACTCGTTAACAAGACCTCCAGTAGATATATTTGATAAATCGTAGAAATTTACTACATCTCCAGTAGTTATACTTGAAGGAGAAGGATAAGTAGTTACTCTTTTTTGAGAAGACTGTCCTGATACTTGTGCTACTCCTGTGATTAGATAGTTAACGCCATTAAGTCTCATATTTGAGCTTATGTCTACACTTCTAGATCCACTAACAAGGCTAATTAGCATCTCAGAAACTCCTGTGATACTAGCTTTACCAGCTACTGTAGTAGCTTGAATTCCACCAACTCCGGTTGGAGCTGCGATTACTACATTAGGTTCACCAGTATATCCACTACCTGAAGTAATTAGTATTATTTCATTTATTGATCCATTTGCATTTACACTTGCTTGAGCGGTTGCATTTACAGATGCACCACCACCAGAAATAGTTACTCCAGCTATTGATCCAGTATATCCAGCTCCATTTTCATCTATGACAAATCCACTTACCGATGAAGTTTTAGTTTCTAAAGAAGATCCAGTATTATAAGCTACGGGATAATATGTCTTTGAAATCAATCCGTATTTTCCAAAGTCAATTACTGAGTTGGATACGTTTGCAACTCCACCAGCTGCTGTTTTAAATCCATAAGTACAAAAAGTAGTAAAGCAAGAAACAAACTGAGCATACCCACGATTAATTACTAGATGACCAGGTCCTCCTTGGTTAACTTGAGTAAATGAATCTGCTACCATCGACCTTATTACAGTTGTTGCAGCTGTTAAGTTTCCATCTATTCTCATTCCTCCACCAGCTCCTTGCTCATTGACATTAGTTGTATCATAAGGTAAAGCAGTAAAGACTGAAATTTGATTTCCAGAAGTGTCGAATGGACCTGTAATAGAAGAACAGTTCTGAATATATGGAGATGTTCCAATAAAAGGTCTTACAGATACTGGAATAGGAATAGAAACTAATGGTTTTTCTCCTGAGATATAGCCAGATCCTCCGCTTGTAATAGTGAATCCAGTTATTGAGCTTCCAGATATTGTAGCTACTGCAGTTGCAGCAGTTCCTATTGCGTCTGGTTCTTCTATTAATATATCTATATTTTGGTTTACACCATTTGTGTAACCTGTAGCTGAGTGTATAAGGTTAAGTCCTGTAACTTGTCCTCCTGATATAGTGGCTGTCGCTGTAGAACAAGGAAAAGAGAAACAGAATGCGGGATCCTTTAAATTTAAAAACCTAAGTCCATAAAAATAACTAGATTCATAAATATGAAAATAGTCTTTTGTTGGGTTTGCTGCTGTTAATCTTACAGTACGTAAGTTATCTCCAACAATTGCTACTCCAGGAGGAACTATGATCGGATTTTGCTCGGTATAATCTCCAGATCCAACAAATATTGTAAATCTTTTTACATTAAATGGACTTTTTTCTCCTAAGCTATCTACAGCTGCTTTAATTGTTTTAAATGGCTTATAAGGTTGAGTACCATCATTTGTATCTGATCCTTCAGGAGATACGTAAAGTCTTTTAGATCCTGACAATGCGTTTTCTAGTAGATCAGTCCTTTGATCAAAAGAACCACTATCTAGTTTATAGCTAGAAGTAAATGCATTGAATCCTACTAAAGTAGTATAATTAGGAGCAAATGAAGCAGTTTGCGATAAAGAAGCTGAAATAGCTCGACTGGCTGAGGTTGCGAAACTAGCGGTGCCTATTAAATTACCATAAATTTCAGTTATAAAAAAAGATCCAGATATGTCTAAAGATCCAGATACTATAAATGATCCGCTTACTAATACTCCAGTATTTTTTAGATAAAGTCCAGTCGTACTTCCACTACCATCCGATATATTTTTAAAATCAGGCGTTATTTGCCCATTATCATTTAACTTTAGTAACGATTTATATGTATCTTTTATCTTTTGTCCAGTTAATGATGCCATCTTTTTTTATTATATCTTGTCAATAAATATCAATGTACTTATAACTTATTACTATTAGTTTTTATGGCAATGAACTTGTTTGAAATGATCCGCTCACTATTAATGATCCTTTCACAATAATTGATCCAGTCAAATATGCACTAGATGTAACAAAAGTTTCTCCATAAATTACAAAATCTGGAATTCCTACTCTAGTTCCATCCCATGTTCCAAAAGCTTGATCCCAATCAACGTCTACATCTTCTGGATTTTGAAGAGCAGTCGGTACTTTAGATCCGCTTAATATAAGTTGATCGTCTGCTTCATTATAATGCAAATTTGATAGAACTTGTTTTAATTTTAATCTAGCCATATTATGAGAATTTTCCTATTCCTATAATAACATCATTAGCTTCAAAATCATAAGTAAGTAGCGTAGGATTTATTATTAATGTAGAAGTATTACCAAACGTAACAAAGCTTACTATAGAAGTAGGTTCTACATACATACCATTAACAAAAAAAGTAAAGTTTTCTGGACCATTCACGGGTAATGGAGAAGGAGCACTTAACCATCCATAAGGAAAAGTTACTGTTGTTGAATTAACATAAGTAGCTGTTACCTGTTTATTTGTAGATAGATATATACCAACTGCTGAATCTAATCCTCCAGTTCCTCCATTTATAATAATGTTTGTTCCGTCTTGTATAGTAGCTTTTGAAAGACTTTTCTTTGTTAATTTTTTAGTGGATATAGTTTCAGCGCTTCCATCTGTAGTTTCAAGTCCAAAAACTACTTGAGATACTCCAAATACTCTATTTACTGCAGCCATACTCTTATTAACAGAATCTGGAATTAGATATCCATTTAAAGTCAAAGAAAAAGAGTTTTTTATTGCTCTATCTTCTCCCACTTCGTAGTTTATAGACTCTTCAAACGATTCTATAGAAGAATAGAATTGAAATTTAGTAGGATCTCCCCAATAAGTTCTTGAAGCAAAGTTAATTGACTCTACTAATGAGTCCATTTGTTCTATAAAGTAAGTCCATACTAAACAATCATACTCCACAGTCACGTAATCTGGAGTTATAGAAGCTACATACTCAACTTCTGGATTTCTATTGTTTAATAAGTTGAAATTACCGTAAATATTGCGCTTACTATACTTCTTTTTAAATAGCTGTATGTTTTTTGCTGAGTTACCGTCTAATTTATTACCTAAAGTTCTATTTTGCGTAATGCTTCTTCTCTTAAACATGATTAATGGAGCTAAAAGTCTACCATTTGCGTCTCTATAATAGCCATCTGATTGAACAGTTTTCCAATTTTCTGGAGATCCATATAGAATTGGAACATTTATTCTTGTATTGTTCTGAATAACTGATGGTTTAAGCACGTTTTGAAAGTAATACATTAAAGCTTCATCAAAGTCTTGTATTCCTATCTTATAATCTCTTATATTATCATCCTTTACAGAGATTTCTCTAGCTCTATTCATCTCAGGTTGACCTAATTTAGTAGGTTCTGAGAATATTTCATTAGGATTACCATATTTTGGATCATAAGGCTCTATTAGCTTATCCATAAACTCTCTACGAGATGTTGGTCTTACTACTTGATTAGCCATTATAATCTATTTAAGTTTATTCCTAGCTTATCTGGACTGGTATAATGTGCATTCAATATAATAGATAAAGAGTTTCCATAATTCTGTAATCCTTCTGAATAGGCGTAGTCTGGGTCTTTACCTACTATGAATTGATTCTCATTAACGTTGTCGACTTCAAAAAAATGCTCGTTCCAAAAAACTACGTCTCCTATTTCAGGAACTACGTTAGCATCTATCAAATGATTCTTAAAAAACCTAAATGTTGACTCTCTCGTTACGTCTATATTGTATTCTATCCTACTAACTCCAAAATCTCCTCTTTCTATTAGGCAATTAAGCAAAACTGGTCCTATATAGTACTTATTCATAGCTTCTCCATAAACATTTGTAGAAGTATCATTTAGTTTTACTTTATAATACCCGACTTGCTGACTAATTATGTCTTCAAGTAGCTCTCTATTCATTGTGTTGAACACTTGTATGTCTCTATTTCTACCGAACAATGCCATATTATCCAATATAAATTAGTAGTGGAATTTCTCTTAATGTATCTGACAAAGAAGCCTGTTCTGATTGTTTTCTTTCTAATTGCGATCTTCTTGACATCTCTTCAAAATCTGTTCTTAGTCGATCTCGTAAAGCCAATTGAGTTTCTTTTCCTTTTGATATTAAATCAGCTCCATTTAAAGTCACTTCTGATCCTGGAATAGGCACTTCAGAGTATTTTCCCCTAATAAGTCCTAATATTTCTGAAGCTAAAGCTAAAACATACTCATATATCCACTGTTTTCCTGGCTGATTGATCTGAGCGTATGTAATATTTCCATAAGGCGCTTTCGAAGCGTTTGTTACGAGTCCTGTATTTCCACCATAAGGTCCGTTAGCTGCAATGTTAGAGTACTCACTCTTTTTAGAGAATTCTATCCATATTACCGCATTTTCTATTTCTGGTTTAGGGAAAACTTTTAATTTATTGTTTATAATCTCAAACGTATAAGCTGATTGTCTAACTGTATTCGACATTTCGATCTCTTGTATCCTTTGAATGTCCCAATAAACCGGGAAAAGAACGAAGTTTAGACCAGGAGAGTAACTTGCCCAACCAAAGTTTTCAGTAGCGCCTTGATAGTTTATTGATCCTCCTATATATGGATCGTAGTACTGATTAATTGCTGGAACTCCTTGATAGAATATATTTTGGATAACCACTCTATCGCTTGAAGAGATATAGTTGTTTTGTATTCCCCAAGCTTGTAAATCGTAGACTTGTTGCCCCGCTTTTAGTGTTAATGATCCGCTAGACCATCCTACTGTTCCACCAATTCCTATTGTAGTACCATAAGTGTCTGAGATATTAATAATATTGTGCAAAGAAGCTGGAACTACGATGTTGTTTAATTGGGACGCTGTGGGCGCGCCTTCTATAGAGATGTAATTGTCTTTTATCTTAGATTGATAAAGCTCTTCTGCATAGACCGCAACAGCTTCCTCGAAACATGCGTAAAGTTGCTTATCAATAAGTTCAACATCCATTACTGGATATCCTAACTTAGTAGCACAGTAATTAGCTACTTTATCGGCATCGCTAGCAAATGAAGCATCTGTATCGTAGAATCCGAAAGGTGTTGATCCAGTCGTAAAACTAGATGATCCGGGCCATATTGGTCTTTGAGCCATAGTTGTATATTATCTAAAGTTATCGTATACTTTTAAAATGTCTTCGACTATAGGATCTCTGTGATTAGTTTTTAAGGTATAGACCCCAAAACCTTGCACCGAACCTAAATTGTCGCATATGAATTTGAAACCAGACATTCTTCTGTCCTTTAGATCGATTTGAGCTACATCTCCACAAATTATCATTTTTGAACCAGTGCATAGTCTGCCTAGCATTAATTCCATTTGAGCGCTCGTTACGTTCTGTCCTTCGTCAACTACAACACAACAGTTAGATAAGTTTCTTCCTCTCATAAAAGCAAGAGGTATAACTTCTATGTTTCCTTCCATGATCTCTTTATCTATCTTCTCTTTGTTATAGAGTCGATACATATTGTCATAGATCGCTGCAGTGTAAGGAGCCAATTTAGCGTCTTTGTCTCCTGGAAGAAATCCAATCTCTTCTCCTGATGTAACTGCTGGTCTAGTTAGTATTATCTTTTCGACCTCTTTCTTAAATAACATGTCTAAAGCGACTTGAGCTGCAACCATTGATTTTCCAGATCCCGCTTGACCTTTTAAAACCGTTATTTTGTTTTGCATTATGAAAGTCTTGGCTTCCTTTTGCTCTTCGTTAAGCGATATTGCGAATCTAATTGGGTTTTTTAACCTTTTTGCTGACTTGCTATTGGCTTCATTCATGAAACAGATTTAGTATAAATATCGTGACAATGAAAGTAGACAAAAAAAAGACCCAACCGAAGTTGGGCCTTAGTTTATTGTATTACCGTTAGGTTAGACAACGTTAAGATCAGAAACAGCTACAGTTCCGTAGAATTCAGGACGAACCATGGTCATCGCGTAGCGAGTCATGATACCTTTTCTAGGAGTGAAGGTGTTCGGATCGTAGATCAATGGAGTCATGATCAATGGAACGTAAGGGCTATAAACCGCTCCGCACTCAAGGAATTGACCGCCTTTGTAACCTAAGAGGATTACGTTCTCAATCATATAAGGGTTTTTGTAAACCTTATAGCGAGAATTAAGGGCACCGATCTTTTGTACACCGAAAGCATACTTCATTGTGTCTGCTGCACCGTCAGTATCAGCTGCAAATCCAGGAATTGATTCCAAGATAGTAGCTACTGCTGGAGAAACAACCATGAAGTTTGCACCTCCGCGCATTGTACGCTGATGGATGATATTGCTAACTTTTTGAAGTTTAATACCAATTGTTTGGAACCAAGACATTTGAGTGTAATATACACCAGCGGTGTTTACATCGAATGCAGTACCAGCAGCATTAAGTTGGTTACCAACCTTAGCTGACCATACTTCGTTGATAGGAGCATTTTGGATCAACATGTCAAGAACTTCGAGGTCAATCTCAAGAGAGATGTGCTCAGAAAGCATGCCAGTCAATTCAGCTTCAGCATCCAAAGAATGATAAGCGTTAAGATCTTGTGCAAATTCTGGAGTCCATTGTGCTTTCAACTTACGAGTTTTAGCAGAAATGGTTTGGCTCTTCATTTGAACGTTGATCTCAGGAATAACGATAGAAGTGTTAGAAAGAGAGTTAGGAACTGAAGGAGCGCCAGACCTGTCTTCGAAATCACCACGTGTGTTGAAGTCTGTAGCTTTGTTAAAGAAAACTGACCAGTTTGTGCTGCTTCCTGCAGGTGCACCAGATCCAGTTAATTCTATTGTAGAACCAGTGAAATAGAAATTGATGTTTCCACCAACTACTTCAGTAAAAGCAGGAAATTGCTTAGTAGCAGCAGTAGTAAAGTTAGAACCAGAAATAGCTATGAAAGACCTTACACCGTCAAGGTTTGGAGTAGTCAAAGAAGCTGTTGGGATTGCAACTTTTTTAATTTGTCCAACTACAACTGATGCAGATACTGAACTATCAAAGTTAACGTCTGCGAAAGAAGCAGAAGAGATACTTGCAGTAAGCAAAGATGCAGTGAACTGATTCAAAGAGAATCCGAATTTGCCAGCACCATAAAGACCGCCTTCAGCAAGGTTACCAAATTTAGCGCTTGGTGTACCATATACTGAGTTACCGTCTGCGAAAGGAGTCTTGTTGTTACCATATTGGAAATCAAGATAGAATACCAATCCAGCAGGAAGGTTCATTGGTTGAACTGAAACAAATTCTTTAGAAGCGATTTGGCCGAAGATCTTACGAACCAAAGGAAGAGCTACACCAGCCCATTGCTCACCAGTACCAGGGGTAAAGGTTGCACCGCCAGAGTTAAGACCACCGTTAGTTTGTGTAGTTTCAACAACCAATTGTTTTGCTTGGTTTTCGAGAATTACTGACATGTTAGAGCGATCGCTCTCATTGAGGCCTTTAAGAAGACCTGATTTTTGCCACTTAGCAGCAAGCTTATTAGCAACACTATGTTGATCAAAGTGTGCTGTTTTTGCTGACTCGCTTAGTAGGGAATGTACTAGGTTTGACATTGTTTTGTTATTAATTTTTATTTTTAGAGACCCGCGATTTTTTGCCACCTACTAACGAAAGGATCTGATTCGATTACGTTGTTAGATGGAGACATGCCAGCAGGTTTTGAGGCATATCCGAATGATTCTGAAATTTGAGATTTCTTTTTGGTTTCAATAGATTCCTTAAGAACGTCAAATGTGTTTTTAACTTCTTTCACTGATGATGCGCGATCAAAAGCTTTTACGACCCTAATTTTTTCAGATTCGCTTAGATTCTTTGCTTTGAAGAGTTTGTTCATGTAAAGAAGTTTGGCGTTCAAAAGATTAACTTCTGTGAAAGACTCTTGAAGCTGCTTAATAGCTTTTTTAGCCTCATTAAGTTCATCTTTCATTTTGTGTTTCTCTTCGTCGACTTCTACTTTTTTGTCTTTCTTCTCATACATGTGATCTTTGCCTTCATTTTCAAGTTCGGCCAAGATTTCATCAAGAGAGAAAGGTTCTTCCATGTCTTCTTCTTCATCAGCTTCAAGATCTGCGGCATCCATTTCTGGAGCTTCTTGTGCTTGTAAAGATTGGAACACTTTTTTAAGATCTCCGAGTGTGATATCGATAACTTTAGTGTCATCATCAACGATGTCTTCTTCAGTATCTTCTACTTCAGAATCTTCATCGTCTAACTTTTCGTCATCTTCTTCAGCGTCGTCATCTTCTTCTGCTTCATTAAGTTCATCGTGATCTTTGCCTTCGTTAGCAAGTTCTTCGAGTTCAGCAAGGATTTCATCAAGACCGGATTCATCGATTGTTTCATCAACAACGTTATCCATGCCTTCTTCGTATCCTTCCATTTCTTCTAGTTCAAGCTCTTCTTCAAGTTCTCCGACTTCTTCAAGCTCTTCAGAAAGTTTCAAGCGAACCATCTCTGTAATTTTTGGTTCGAAAGCTTCTTGTAGTGCAGACTTTGCGTTCGCCATTGCAGACGCGCGTAAAGCTTTAGCATCAGCAATTGCTTGTTGGTAAATGTTTTCCATTTTTGTTTAAAATTTTTGATTTTTAATTGTCCATTGATAGGAAAGTGGGACAATATAATAAGTGTTACTTATAGCTTCGTATTAGACTCGAAGCATTTTTATGGTAATAAATATCCGTATTTTTATGCAAACTCACTTATTACCGAAAATAAAACTCAACCTTACGGGGTTGAGATGGTATCGCATCGGTCTAAGAATGCTTAACCGCGTGGTCCTAAAGGTAGCACGCATTATCTTATGCAGCACTCGCCTGAAACATTACAAATGATCTCAGAGATCATCCTATTCGCTTTGAAGTACTTATTTGTTTGTTGTATTGTTGTATCAATAGACTCTCTAAGTCCTAAGGTCGGCTTCATGTATGCTCCGTATGTAGATGGCTGAGAAACAAAGTCCCAACAGATCAAATCAAGATCATCTTCTACTTGAACTAGACCTTCTCCGATAGGAGATACCGATCCCATTGCTCTTGAAGAGATACCTACAGTGATATTATTTTTGAATAACTCTTTAAGTATATTGCCTGATGGAGTTGGTAGAATCTCTATATCTCCGTGAAGATCTTTTCCTTGCCACCAAAGTCTTACTATATTGTGAGAAACGTTTTTTAAGTTTACTACTGAACTTTCTGGGTGATCTAATTCGCCTAAAGCTCTATTCTCGGCTATAGGTCCTTCCATATATTTAGAAACTTGTTGAAATAAGATTGGATACGGATATATTCTTCTATTAGCGTTTGGCTTGTCACAAGCTTGCACAAGTCCAGAAACTACCATGTTTCCTGTCTTGCTTACTGCGCCTTCATTTAGTCTCTTAGTTGGAGTGAAGGTTGCGTATTCTATTAGAAGTGTTTTTGACATTTTATCCTACGACTTTTTTAGTAAAGTTTGTTATTCCAGCTGCTTTAAGTTCTTTCTCTGCATTTGCGACATCAACAGTTTTTACATATTTTGGAGATCCACCGGCTGGTTTTATTTCAACTCCAGATTCTTTCTTTAGCTTCAACTTATCCAATACTTTTTTAATTTTCTCCATTAAATTTTTATAGTCTAATGGTTTCTTAAAGTATTCAGGATCTGTAAGCATTCCACCAAAAGGTTTTTCTCCTCTTTTATCCCAATCTTTCCACATTTTATCTCTTTCTTCTTTATCTTTTGCGTCTTGCGCTTTTTTCATGTCTTGCGGAGACATATTTTTTGAATTTATCTTGTCTATAACGTTAAGCGTTTTTGATCCTTCTATTCCGCCTTCTAGCTCATAGTATATCACTGATCCGATAACTTCGGTTACCGTTGCTTCGCCTTCTGGGGTTTTGATCCTTGTTCCTTTATTATAGTCGGTACGATGAGTAGGACTTGCTGTGTTTTCTTTTAGTCTATCTTTTTTTTTAAAGAATTCACTCATTTCATTAAGCACTTTCTCTTTGCTTTCTTGCTTCATTATCTCTTTAACTCCAACAGGCTTCTTATTACTGCCTTTCATTTCTTTTACTCCCTTTGGTTTACCTTTCCTATTCTCTGTCTTAGGAGCGGAAGTATTCTTTTTTGCTTCAAAGCCTTTTATCTTTTTCATTTCGTTGTCTTTGTCGACAGTATTATTGTCTTTGACATCGACCATTGCAAGCTTCTTATCTTTTTTCTGAATATCTTTTGTATTAGCTAACTGAGTGTCACGATAAACTTCTGGATTCTTTGCCATCTTTTTAGCAACTTTCTCCCTAGTCTTTTCGTAGATTTCGTCTGTAAGCTTTTCTTTGATCTTAGATAGTTCAAACTCCATGGCGTCTTTAAAAGCGTATGGATTAAGTCTGTCTATGATTTGAGTAGTGGTTAGCTTATAAGCTTCGTTTAGTGTATTCTCATTGTATATAGTATCGTCTAGATCTCTAATAAAAGCAACTACTGCGTGTTCTGGTTTGAACATTCCATAAAGACCGATTATATCGACGTGATCCATAGCTCTAGAAGCCTTTTCGTGTTCTTTGGGAGATAATGACATTTTTGTAAACGATGATGATAGTTCGTCTTCGAACATATTTAACCACGCATCTTTATCTTCTTCTGAACTATTTTTTGTTACTTCATTCTGTAATTCAGCATTACTAGAATACGAATCATATTGAACCCGCTGATTGCTTGATCCAACAGCTCCGACAACGTTTAAGCCTGTTTCGCTAATGACTCCTTTGTTCTTTAGGATCTTAACTGCATCTTCATAAGAAGTCAAGTTAGTTACCCAAGGAAGATTTGCGTCTTTTCTTGCTTCGTTCAAGAAGGATTGTTTTGAAACTTTTCCTTTCTTGTGGTTCTGGTATAGTTTAGCTATGGTCATATTAATAAATATTATGATTTTCCTTGTCCGCGATAGTTCTTTTCCGATCTATCGTGTTTGTTAAATGATTTTTGCGTTTTACCTTTTTTTCTTTTTCCAAAACTTACTTTACTTGCGTTGCCTGAACCTTTTGCCTTTGCCATAAATTTATTTTAATCCGTAAGGTATTCCTAAAACTCCATGAACTGCTTTTCTGAATGCTTTTTGTGATTCTATTTGAATTGCTTTCATAACTACATCTTGTAGAGCGGGGTTATCTTTTAATAGAGGTATTTTTCCATTATCTTTACTATGAAAAAAAGCGCTTAATTGAATGCGCATAGTTCCATTATCATCTATATCTAATTTTATTGAAGGTACATCATCTATAGGATTAGGATCTTCCATATGGTTAGATTCGCTCTCTTCTACTGATTCTTTTAGTATTCCAGCTAATTTTTGAAGATGTTTTACTTCGGTTTTCATATTACAGATTTTTTATTTTCTTGTATGCTTCAGCTATATTTCGCTTCATACTCTCCATCATCCTTGAACAAGACTCACATTCTACTTCGTGTAGTTCTGTTTTTAATCCTTGTGCAAATTCAAGTATACTATTTATTTCTTTTAGTTTCTTATTAGCCATCTTTGTAGCCTCTTGAAACTGTTGTTTTTTACTTCTAACTTTGATTTCGGTTTTGAGTCCTTCTTTTAAAGTTTCCATGTCTTCTTTATCATCTGATTTTTGATGCTCTAATTTGCTTGGATGAAATACCATTGGTCTAAAGAAAGTTGATCCTCCACCTTTTCTAACCATCACTTTAATATCGTTTTTTTCAAATCCTACAACATCTCCGTATCCAGTATCTGGCCACTCATCTACAATGTTGACCTTATCTCCTATTTTGAATCCAAACTTTTCTGTCTCTTGTCTTTCGCTAATACCTAATAGACTTACATCTATTCCTTTTGCCTGTGCATCACTTTTATAGTCTTCATAGTCATGCGCGGTATATGGATCTAACATCCAGCGTGTAAATTTTTTATATAAGTCTGGTGCTTTATCTTGTATTAAATCTAATAATTTATCTATTTTATTTTTGTCTTGCGTAGATACTAATTCATTAAATTGCTCTTCATTAAGATTCCAAAGATCTTTATATTGAAATCCGCCTTTATCTTTTGTATGTCCAGCTCTAAATCCTTTTACGGCTTTGTATCCTGAACCGAATGGCGTAGCTTTTCCTGATTGAGGATTCGATGTTTCTTCTAATTCATGTCCTTTATATTGTTTTGGTTTGGCATGTAAACTAGGATTATATGCGCCTACTGCAGATGAAGTAGACATTTCATCCATATTAACTTCTCGCCAATCTTCACCTTCGTAGAAATCGCTCGCTAAAATTTGAAATTGTTGATATTCGTTAGGTTCGAATCTATAATTGCCCTCTTCGTCTTGATCAGGCATTATTTTTGTAGCTACTATGTTCTCTAATTTTGGATTATTCACAGAAACAGCGATAGTATTTTCGTACAAAGTAGACATCAATCTTCTATTATCTGAATGAATGCTCATATTAGTCTACGCTTTTTATTTCGTTAATTAGATCATAGTATTGAAGTAGCGTTGAAACGGTTTCGTCTTTGATAGCCTCGTTTTCGTGAATAGGCTTAATGAATTTTACTACTTCTTTTAGTTTTATAGCAGTAACTTGATCTTTTACAGTAGTAGACATCTCAAGAAGCTGTTTCTTTATCTCTGTTAATCTTTTGTTTAAGTAGATTTTTAGATTCTTTGTGTCAGATATGTTGTTGATGTACTCTTTTAATACATCTTTTTGATCTTTAGAAAGACCAACGTATTTCTTATTGAACTTTTCTACTAATATCTTATAAGCAAGAAGCCTAATCTCTTTGTCTTCGTTCATGAATTCTTCCATAATTGTAGTAGAGGTTGACTTTTCCTTTACATTAGTTTTAGAAATATGCTCTAGCATATTTACCTTGCTAGTTACGACTTGGTTTAGGTTTCCTTTAATATTTTGAGACTCTAATACTATGTATATAGAAGCATAAGGCTTATAGTTATCGATCTTAGCCTTAAAAAAATTATCTAAGTCGTAGCTATTTTTGATTTCTCTAATTAGATTATACTTCTCTTTTTTTAGTTTCTCATAGTCTAGCTTTTTATACTCTTCTACTAAAGTCTGAATAAACATCTCTGCTTTAGACGTAGATAGCATAGGACTATTAATAAAGGAATTGTACAATGAGTACTCCTTTGCTAATTCTGTATTGGTAAAATATTTTTTTAATATCTTTACAGACTTGGAATCTTTGTTCTCTAGTAGGTCCGCTGTAGTTTGCCTAACGAGAAGCTCGAATAGTATTCCTGAATTTCTGAACTTTGAATGTTTCAATGCCATAAGAATTTACAAATCTCTGGTTATAAATATGTATAGAACTAATCTAAGTCGTCTACGATATTATTTTCATTTAAAACCTCAGGTTGTTCAAATAATTTAGTCTTTCTTGATGGAAAAGCTTTCTGTAAAGACTTAATTGTCTGTAAGTAAACTCCCATTGTATTCTCTAAAGTTAGTCTTCCGTCTTCGCCTTTTTCTTCTTTTGACTTCATTCCTTTTCTACCAAGTCTGTCTCTTCCAAAGGCATCTTCATCAGTTCCAATTATCGATTTATACTTCTGTGGTCTTCCAGGTATTTTTGTAGGTTCGTTAGGATTCTTTTCATTATATCCAGTTGGAAGCTCCATATTCATATCGCCTTTTCCTCCGTATAAACTTGCCAATTGATGAGGAGTTCCAAATGCTTGTCCGCTTTCAGCTGGATCGTTTCCTTCTTCTTCTATCTGTTTGTATCTAAAGACTCTTTTCTTGTCTTCTACAATTTGATCTTGAAGCTCTGCGTATTGATCTTCAGAGAAATGGAAGATTTTATCATAGATAAAGTCTCTAGGAAGTAGCGAGCTTTCCATTGCTTGGTTAGCTAGATCTACTTTCTCTTTAAATAGGGCTATCCTTTCTTGATCATAGATAATTGAAGGATTAGTAAGAGATATTGTAAAGTTAGCAGCTGACGCGTCTGTATATCCATGAGCATATAAATGTACTAGTCCAATTTTTGTAAGTTCAGATACTATAATCTTTTGAATTCTTTCTACTGTTCTTGCGAATCTAATATCCTCAGCTGCTAGAGTAGCTTTACCGCTAAGATCTTTTTCGTATCCCATGAAAGCCTTAGGAATCTTTAAAGCAGCAAATAACTTTTCTTTAAAGTAGTTTACGTCCTCAATTCCATTATATTCTAATCCTTTAGCTGTATCTATCCTTGTAGTGGTATCGTTTCCACGCATAGGGATAAAATAATCTTCTAATAGATTTTGCTGATTGTATTTAAGGTTATATTGTCCTGTGTTTGGATCTACAAGAGGAGTTTTCTTCATCTTATTGATCATTCTTTGCATGTAGTTTTCTACTTCTGTTGGAGGTATTGCTCCTACATTAACATAGAATATTCTACGCTCTGGAGCTCTTACGATCCTATGAATCAACATAGCGTCTTCTATAAGCACATACTGTTTAAATAACTTACGCGCTGGTTCTAGATAAGATCTTCCATAAGGCAGATAGTTAACGTCGCCAGTAAGCCTGAAATGCGCCATCTCATAATTATCGAAATACATTCCTGGATCTCTTTCTGATGAAGAGTTCATATATCCAGCAGTATTTGTTAAGGCTGCATTTGGATCGTATTTGAATCTTACTTCACTTGGATTGCTTGGATTGTATCCTTCTTCTCTAACGATATTGTAAGCAGAAAATGGAATTACGTTGTATACTCCATAGTTTTCGGCTATTTCTAGCTTTAAAAAGAAGTCACCGTATTTACACATGTTACGAATCCAAGACCAAAGATTGAATTCTATATTTAGTACTGAATAGTAAAGATTGTATAATAGCTTTTGAATGTTTTCGTCAGCTGATCTGATCTGCAATACTTCGCCTTGCTCGTTTTTAAGAGTAGCTTCGTCAGATATGATATCTAGCGCTGAAGCAATGATCGCATCAGTATCCATGGCATCATAGTCAGCATAGATTTGAACCCTAGCCGAACGATAGTTTTGAGCTAAGTTTAAATTTACTCCATAGGCAGTAGAAGTAGTATATACTTTATTGAATCTATCAATAAGCGAATTAGTCTGTATGACACCTGAAGTTTGAATCCTATCAGAGTCAATGACTTTAAGCATATCTCCACCTTCGTTACGAATAATAACATCGGTCGAAAACAACCTTCTAAGGGTTGTAAATAAATTCTCTTGCTGTTTTTGTGTTTCTGCCATTAGTAATAATTATGCGAAGATTATAATAACCACCGAAGATCTTGACTTTCCATACCGTTTTGACTTGGTATATCCATCACCCAAGGGTTACTGTTAAATGAACTGTTTGCGTTATATGCTTGAAAACCTGAATCGGTTTTTGTAAAATTGTTTAGACTGTTTCTTAAAAGACTGTCTGCAGTGTTTTTATATCTTAACGAAGTGTCTCTTAAATACATTCCTATTGCGAAAGCCATTACTAGGTCGTCATTGTATCCGTTCATCGCTTGTCCGCTATCATTTTTCCAGATAAATACCCTAAGCTCTTCTAAAAGCCTTAGCGATCTTATGGTTACAAACTTATTCTCTATGAAATCTCTCATCTTTCCAATAACTAGCGGCTTTGTTTTACCTGTAGTAGAGAATCCTGGAACTAAAGCTGAATTTGAGGTCTGGTACTTATCTAGATACTTTTGAAAGTCCATTCCAATCTCTGTTCTATAGCTATAGTGTACATTTGGATATCCGCTTTCGACTACAGATTGAACTACATCCCATCCAATACTTGCATTTTCTACTACTAATAATGCATGATTATACTCCGTAGCTGCTGATAAAAGCACATTAGCGTACTCTCTTGTTCCTGGTTGAGATTTGTATTCAGCAACTTGTGTCATTGTCTCCATTTCTAAGACTTGAAAAGCAGAGAAGTCAGCACCATCGCCTCTTGCTACGTCAGCAATAACAGTATAGTACTTCATAGGATCGGGATATTCCCATATCCAGTAGCCTTTGTCCATGCCTCTCATCTCTAGAGGTTCTTTTAATGTATTTGCTTCGTACCAGTTTAAGACATCAGGAGGAATTACTGTGTTACCAGAAGTTACAAAGTCACAATCGCACTCTTGAGCTGCGCTTCTTACTCCAAGATCTTTGTCTTGTTGATCTCTCCATTCTTGATTTCTTTCAGGATGAACCGTCCAAGGTAAAGATATAGGTAAAAAACTGTTTTCTTTCTTTTGAGCCTTACTGTAAGTTTGGTGAAACCAATTACCTACGCCATTAGGAGTAGACAATGCTATAGCGCCACCACCAGTAGCCAATGTTTGTTGAGCAGAAGTAAAGATCTCTTCGATTCTATCAATAAACGCAGCTTCATCAATTACTAGCAAAGTTACTGCTTCAGATCTGGCTGCGTCTCCAGCTGCAGAAACAGCTTTAATCTGCGATCCATTGTTTAGTCTAAGACTTAATCTGTTGTCTTCTGAAGCTGGTATTTTAAGCCACGATGGTAGATTCTGATAGGCAAATCTAACCTTAGTTACCATGTTCTTTGCAGTAGCCTGAGTAGTTGCAATTACAAGAACGTTCTTATCTTTTTGGAATAACATTAACCACAAAGAATACGCGGATACTAAGGTCGATATACCTAACTGTCTTGATTTGTTAATTACAGAGAACTTATTATTTTGAAATAATCGTAATACTTTCTCTTGAAAAGGATACAGATTGAATAGCATTCGACCTCTTTGAGGATGCTGAATCATGTAGTACTTTTTCATAAAATACACAGGATCTGTTGCGCATTTTATAAACTCTTCTTTTACTTTATCCTTTATGGAAATTTGTTGTTCTGACATTATTTGGTGATGTACAAGTATCCAAGTCCACCAACAATTGCATAAGACAATATTTGCGTGAACCTGTATTTTACTTTTAGTTTTCTGTGTTGTTTATAAAGCTCCGAGTATTGCTTTTGCCAACCTTCTACTTTAGCCATTTCATTATTAACTTGACTAAGATAATTAAGTTCTTTAAGCTTATACATGCTTATAATACTGTCTTTAACTACGACCTTTTTTTCTGTAAGAGTTAGCTGGTCTTCTTTTACTTTTAGCATCGCAAAAGATGAATCTCCTTTAATGAGATCTTTAACGATCATTTTTGCTACTGGATAGCTTATCTGTAACTTACTAGTATCCGTAACGCTTTGCGAAAAAACTGTCGAGCTGAGTAGGAGTATAGCTATCAGCAGCTTTACTTTGTTCATGATAATATTCTTTTATTATTGTAGTTTTTTCTTTTACATGATCTATCTGATAGTCCAACTCTTTTATCTTTTCTTCTTCTAATAATATTGTACTATCGTAAGATTTCTGTTGCTTTTGAAGAGCGACTGTAACTTTTTGTAAGCTATCTAATTGAGCTTTAAAATCGCTAGAGATCTCTCTTTTTGTAGTTAATAATTGAATTGCAAAATACAATATTATTATTACTATTGCAATATACTGAATAATTTTAATAATAGGCAGCCAATTCTTTATGGTATTAATTGTTTTATTCATTTTTTATTGATTCTTCGTTATTTTAAGTCCTGGAGTCATTATATATAGAGATTTTCCTGCCCAACCTCCACTTGCTCTAGTTCTTAAAGTTAGCGGTATTTGCACTGTAGCGTCTATAAGAGAACTATTGAAAGATAATCCAAAAGATTGACCCCCTTCTTTAGTTTGTTTAATTACTGAAATACTTTCTATATTATCTTTAGAAGATTGAGTTAATAGTAATTTAGCGTCTTCATCAGAAGATACTTCTTTTATGGTTGATCCTTTTTCTGTTCCTATTAATAATTTATAGGGACATGGAGTAGATCCCTCTTCTATTTGTCCATATGTGTAAAATCCAATAGTTTTTAATAGATAGGCTAAATTTTCTTGATTTTTCCAATAATTGGATAAATTTTCTATTAATTGATTTCTATATAGGTAATAAAAGTCGTCTTTATAAAAATCAAGACCGTCCTTTTGAAACTCCCTAGCTAGATCCGCAAAAGCATCCCTACTTGCGCTTTCAGAATGTTTTTCTTTTCCTATTTTAAAAGCTTTTATAGCTTTTGACGCGTTCTCTCCTGTTATTTTTGAAGCTGCTTGATTCCATGATTTATCTACAATACTCTTAATACTTTCTTCTTGAGAAGCGTCTCCTAATTTTTGAGCGAATGCTGATAAACTTGTATTGAGTTTAGGAGTTGTATCTGCTCCTCCTGATGTGATCTTGTTAGAATATCCTACAAAAGATCCGTCTTTTAACTTTATAATTATGTCAGAGGGATTCTTTGAAGATATTCCCTCTGGCTTTCCTCTAGGAGTCCAATATAATTTAGAAATAGTTTGCTTGTTAGTTTTTAGATCAGACTTAACAGCTTTAGCGTTATTGATACCGATCTTTATGTCTCTTTCTGGACTTTCGTCTTTTGTGATCATATCGCTTAAATCCTGCATAGAAACCTCTTCATCTTCACCAGTAAATACTCCGCTATTTTTAAAACCTGGGTTCTTTGAGAATTTTATGAATTCTTTAGCAGCGCCGTCAAATGGATGCTTTATAAAGTATAGTGATAAAAATTCATTTACATTTGATGAAGCAGTTGAATCTTTTCGAGTTTCTGTACCATAATGACCTGTTACTTCTGACTTCACGGCTTTAATGTAATAATTTGTATCTTTTATGTCTCCATTTTGCTCTAATCCTATCTGAAATGAAAAACCACCTTTTTTATCTATCGCGGGTTTTCCTTTAGGTTCTGTAACATTTTTAAAAACGATTTTATTAGGATCAGCTTTAATAGCTTTCGCTACATCATTTTTAACATCGTCTTTTAAAGTATAATAAGGATTAAATCCTTTTCCTGTTTTGTAGTTTGGACTAACTGTTAATTCTTTGACTAAAGTTTTTTTTAATATTCCCTCTAGTATTTTTTTGTTCTCAGTCAACTCTTCTCCTCCAGTATCAGCTGTAGTGTCTACTTCTCCACCTCCTCCAGCTTCTGGCTCCATTCCACCACTAGCTCCGCCTTTTGCAGCCCAATCTCCTTCCATTCCTGTATTTTCTTCGTTTCTTGTAGCTTGTTCTGCGCCTTCAGGTCCTTGAGTTTTTAGCGGAGTTCCGAATCTAAGAAGTCTAGCGATTGCAGTCATGCATCTTTCTTTCTCACCGATTCCCATCAAATAATACTTTTTGCCCTCTATTGTAGCTTCATAAGCTTTTCCTAGATAAACTAAAAAGAAAAATTGACCGTTGTGCAATTGAATCTTAAACGTAGTCGGTTTTGGAGCCATTACAAAGATGCCATCAACATACTCTTGAAAGTCCTTAGTCATTAACTCGATCATTAGCTCATTAAGACTATGATACTTTTTAAGTATGAATGCCATAGGATCTGCTTCAAAAGAACCAGGTTTTGGATCTTCAACAGTTTCTTCTTCTACTTCAGCAATAAGTCTCTTTAGAATTTCAAAATGTTGTTTCATGTTTTTTAGCAAATCTATCGAATTTTTCCGACAATAAAAAAATATATGTTCTTGGTTACTTTAAGAGATCATGATACTCTTTGAAGTGTTTAAGCCTATCTGGAAGTCCTATAGTTCCGCCATTTACTCTTTTTGTTACTTCTGTTACTACAGCATCAGTCGCTCCTTTGTCTGCGATCTTATGAAGACCATTCTTATGGAAAAACCAAGCTGCAGATAACAATGGATATTTTGTAGCTACTAGATCCGGATTCTCTGTGATATTTTCTGCAACAACCAAGTCAAAGGCTTTATAGTTATCTTTACCAGTAAGCTGAATATAACCACGACCACGATACTTGTAACCTTCACCAGAAGTTTCAGGACCATTGCCCATACGACCGCCATATACCAAATTAGCGATTTTTTCTGGCTTTCTTTCATATAAAGCAGCTTTTTCTGGAGTTGGAAAATACTTTTTAAATATACCTAATAATCCTTTGGCTCCATAATTTAAGTTCTCATTAACAGCTTTAAATCCACCAGATTCATGACCAGCTTGAGCTAGAAAATGAGCAAGTCTTAGCGGAGTGTTAAGTTCAAACTTAGCGATTGTGTCAGGAAGCTGTGCAATTACTGTGTCAGGAATGTGTCCTTTTAGTTTGTTAATGTCCATTTTATTTCTTTTTTGATTTTAATATTTCAAATAGTGAAGTTACATTATCTTCATCTGATTGATCTTCTTGATCATGACCATTTGAGTACTCATGATAGTTATTAGCAGCTTGACTAATAAAATTGGCAGCATTGGTGATGTGATCTTGAATCCACGCTGGAATATCTTTCTCTTGATCTCCCATTTTGGCCTTGAGCTCTATAGCAGCTTTAACGATAGTCTCTAAACTATTATTAGCCATAGAAACTTCGTGATCTTCACCTTCTTTTTTTACTCTTTTCTTATCACGAAGAGCTTTAAAGTCAGCGGCTGTTATTTTACCCTTAGGCTCAGCTACATCTATCTTTTCTTGATTTCCGGGAAGATCAACTTCTTGTAGTAATATGTTTCTGTAATACGAAAGACTGTTTTCCATAATTATTTTTTCTTTTTTGATTTACTTGCTTTTTTCCATAACGTCTTGTCTGCTTTTCTAGCTCCACCTTTTCCAGTTACAAAAGAATTTACTCTTGCCATAGCCCATTGATGTTGACCCGCTCCTGGACGATGTCCTGTTTTCCAAGCTCCTAGACCTTTTGCGTAAACACTTTTTAGTATTGTTTTCGATATACCTGTAGATTTTGCTTTATTTGCTAAAGCTTTTTCTGTTTGTGGGTCATATTCAAAAATAAACATCTCTTTTAATATGTCTAATAATTTTATCATTTCTTTTTCTTTTTATCTAATTTAGTTTTTACTATTTCTCTAGTCCTATCCATCTTTCTTGCATAGGCAGGATCATCTTTACGATTAAAGTTAGCTTGCTGATTTAAAGAACCGGTTATCTTACTCATATTACCTTTTCTTGTTTTAATCATCCAGTTAGCTAACTTTTCTGCGGGTAAATCTCGAAATTTACCATTTGCATCTGGGGCATTAGAATCACGAAACTTTAGTCTTTCTTCAACTAATTGTTTTAGTATATCAGTTAGTTTCATTATTTTTCTTTTTTTCCAAATCTTTTTTCATATGCAGTAGTAGAGGTTGACTTTCTAGTTTTATATTTTTTTGTTTTAGCCTTATCTATATAGTCTGCGTCCCATTTTTCATAAGCAGCTGGATCATCAGATTTTAAACTTTTTCTGTCTTTTATATCTTTTTTCATTTGCGCTGCATCTTTAGTAAGATACGCAGGATTTAATTTCGGTCCTTTCTTTTCTTCACTAACTTTAACACAATTAGGAACCATAGTCCCTTTTTTTCCTTTTTTCATTGGTTTATTTGGATCTTTTCTATATCCATCCCAGCACGCTTCTGATAGTATTTCATCTAATATTTCTGTAAGCTTAATCATTTTATATATTATTGCTGTTTATTTTTGTGTCTTTCTCAAACTTACTATATGAATTTTTATACGACTTTTGCGTTTCGTCATTTGCATTTTTAGTGTATTGCCAGTTCCAATACAGATCGTTATTTGGTTTGAATCCATAAAACTTATGAACTTGCTTTTGTGTTTCATTAACCTTTTCTCCATTCCAATTCTGACCGGTACATATAAATCCTGATGTAATATCTTTAATGATATTAGATTCTCCTAGCGTATTATGTCTATTTTCAAGCCAAGTTAATCTTTCAATTAAGTTTTGATAGTACATGTTAGTTTGTCCCCATCTTATTGAACTAAAAAAGACTACTGCATCTGATTGTAGAAGTTCTTTAGAGATCTTCCATAGTTCGTCTTTTGGATTGTTAATACTAGCCCAACATCTGTGATGTCCAGATGGATTTTTTTCTTTGTCTTTAAGTTTAGATTTCATTACTCCACAGCTATTGCCGTCTTTTCTTGAAACATTACCTTCGCAAGCTATAATATTAAGTTCAGGAACATCGATCAATATACATTTATCGCGTAATTGATCTTGTATGTACATTGCAATCATTTTTGACTTTGGAATATCTATGTCATTATCATCCCAATTATACCTATTTGAGCAGCTTAATAATAATATTTTATCTTTCTTTTTAAGGATGTCAATAGTTTTAGTAATTGCCTTCCAAGCATCAGATTGCATTTGCTCTTCGTGCAACATTATTTCTTTTATTAAATCGGTTAATTTAATCATTTTTTATCTCTGATTAATAATTCACCTAATACTTCCATACGACCTACTTCACGTTGAAATTCAATTTGAGTCATGTTTAATGATATGCTTTTTAGTGTTTTTTCAAACTCTTTTATAGCCGCTTCTTTATCAAATTTACCTTCAGTAGCTTTTTTGTAATATGGAGCTTTAACTTTAAAATGATGCCAAGTTAGTAAAGATAATCCGCCTTTTTCTTCAGCAGTTGATGCTATTTTAGCAGCTCCTTTACCACGAGTAGTAGCAAAATTTTCAAATGTTTCTTTTACTTCCTTTAATATCTCAGTTATACTTATCATATTACCATTTTCTACATGACCAATACCTTGCTTTCCAACGAGGTCCTGGATTAGTGTCGCAGTGATGTCTTGCTCTAAAACTTTTCCTTCTTGCAGGATTGTTTTTCTTTATCTTCACTCCTTTCTGTCCAAAGTTTACTTTAACAACATTTCCTTTAGCGTTCTTAACGTAGACTTTAAACTTCTTTGTATCTCCAGCCATTGGTTTTCCCAACTGAATTGTTCTGCCTTGATATTTTGCCTCATGAAGCACATTTCTATGTTCTAAGATATATTCTATCAAACAATGAGGACAGAAGTCTCCTTCGTGAAGATCATGCATTAATTTAAAAATTTAAGCTTATATTTTGTAGATTCTAAAAGATTAACTACATTGTCTATCTCGTTCTGAATAAAAGAGTCTTGTGGTACTTTAGTTCTGATCGTCTCTACAAACTTGCAAAGACCTTCAAAGTAAAGAACTGCATTATCGTCTTCTTTTATTTGATTAAGCATACTGTATCCACGAAGAATACCGTATCTTCCTTGATAGGATTCAACTAGACCATCGACTAAAGGAATTATGCCTTCATAATATCCTTGCAAAGCTAAATGAGCCGCAAATGAATTTGTCTGTAAATGATAAATGTGAGCTTGATTACGGCTCTGCATTAAAGTTCCTATAAATAATCCATATGGTTCCATTATTTTTTCTTTTTATCTTGTTTCTTATCTTCTTTGTTCTCTATTTCTTTCTTAGACTTCTCTATTTTTTCAAGTTTAGTCATAAGATCATCTATTTTAGTAGCCAAATGAGCGATCTTTTCTTTTTGAGCTCCAGATTCTTTAGGATTCTCTTTAATCATACCTACACATGCGCCTCTTTGAGCTTCTAATTCATCAATAGCACTCTTTATCTTACTTACTACGGTTTCTTTTTTCTTTTCTAGCATAATTCCAGCATCTACAAACTCTTTACAGAGCTTTTCTGCCATAGTCATTGCCATCTTTTCTTCTATGTAAGCTCCGTATATTTGTACTGGTTCAACGCCAATACCTTGAACTCCTTGAAGAGGATTAACTTTATGAACTAGCTTATTAGGTTCACAGCCATCATAAGGCCTTTGAACTGCATAATATTCTCCTACTTGATTATCAAACTCTTGACCAACATCAGCTCCTTCGTTTTTAGAAGCCATCTTACTAAGTTCTTTTTCTGAAGTAGATGCTGCGATATCAGCAACTTTTTTACTACTGGGTTTATTTCCGCGTTTAGCTGCTAGTGCTGCGCCGAATAGTTTTCTTTTACTTTCGTTATCTTTTGTTGGCATTTGTACTAATTTTTTATAAATATGTTAGAGTTTGATGTTTTTAAGCTCTTCTATCTTCTCTTTGATCTCTTTGTAAGCTTTTTTCTTGTCTCCAGTGCTCCAATTCTCCATATCTCCGTTCTCGGTAAAGAAATCATCCTTCTCTTTATACCAACTTTCTAATGCTTGCTCAAAATCTTTAAGGCTTTCATTTTTATTTGCAGTCATTTGTTGACTAGCGTAGCTTTCCCAATTTCCTGAAATTCTTATTTGATGTTCTTTCTCTACTACGCAATCAAAACACATACCTTGAGTGGCATACATCTTTTTATTAAGATCATTTATTTTCATATGTTTACTACACTTAGGACAACATAATGGAATGACTACAAGTTTTTTTAGATTATTCATCTTTGTAGCAGTTCTTTTGATTCCGTTGTTAATAGTCCAGCTTTTTCCGCTAGAATCTTGCCAAACATCTCCTTCTTTATGATCTTCTTGTTTTTTTTCGTATCCAGATTGGATTTGAGTCTTGTCTCCTAATTTTCCAGTGATCAAATTCCTCATTCGAGTCACATCTTTTTTAGTGAACTCTTTTTTAAGTTGTCCTTGGTTCATAACGTTATTATTTTTATTATAACTCTTCTAGAGAATCTAGTGTATTTTGTAATGTATCAGCTGAGTGCTTGATGCCTTTCGCTCCTATGCTCTCCCAAGGCTTCAAATTCTTTCCGTAATCATCGATCAATACAGATTTCTTAATCGCTTCTTCGCCTTTTCCTTGTATCTCGGTGTGCTTTTGACCAGTCTGTTTAAATATTATCTTTTTTGGAGAAGGTCTTAAGTTTTCTTTTATCCACTTTATCTTTCCTTGTCTTGCTCCAATATAATCTTCTGATGAATCTTCTTGTTTTGCAGCACTAGTTAGTATAGTTACTCCATATTTTCCTATTCTTTGCCAAAGCTCTTTAGCTCCTGCTAATATAGGCATTGTAGTCCAAAATTGCTCTCCTGCTTTATCTATAGCATTCTCAAAAGACTTTATTCCTTTATCTGCTATATACTCTTTTACTGATTCTCCAAAGTAGTGATCAAATTGAGCATCAAAGTCGCAAAGGACTCCGTCCATATCACAATAGATCTCATATTCTTTTATGTCTTCAGTAAGTCTGCTTTCATAGATCATGGAATTTACTTTTCCATACTCTCTTAGCACAATTCCAGCTGTAGCATTAGCTTCATTTTCTATATCTGATCCAGTTTCTCCTGAATTAGCTTTTAATCGACCTTCTTCATTCTGTTTATGATGAACCAATTCATGACAGAGTGTTCTAAGCACATCTGCCATATTACGATTGTCTACGTAAGTTACTATAGACTTTTTTGAAGGATCGTATTGACCAAAAGATCTCATTTGCTTTGCCCACTTGTTGTCAGTAGTAAATATTATCTTAGGCAAAGATTGTAAATTCATATGCCCAGAAGCGAACTTAATAAAGTCAAGCGCAAGTTGTATTTTTTGGGCGTTTTCCATAATTATCTTTGTACAGCTCTATTAGCAGCTGTAAAGCCTCCACGATTAACTAATTTTATTGGTCCGGATGGATCAGATATAACATATCCTTCGCCTCCTGATTCATCTCCTATAGAAGCTTTTACTCCTGTATCTTGAGAATCTAATTGAGCTATTATAGAATTCTTTAAATCGTTTATAGCTTTTACAGCGTTAAATATTTTCTCTAAGTCTGATTGATTCTGTTGAGAATACTCTATCATTTTAGCTTTTTTACCATCACTAATAGTCTTTTCATTCTCTAAGAACTTAATGAACTCTTTTGAGCTTAATGTATTCATACTAGCTGCTTTAGAGTTAGTAAACTTATAAAGCATATCAGCATAATCAGTCATTTTTTCTTGACTAAGTTTGCTTTTATCTAGTAATTTATCTGCAGATTTAGCACTAGAGACAGCTGATTTAGCTGCGCTCATCATCTTATTGTCTATCTTAGCTCCACTTTTTGGAAAAACTGGTGAGAATACCATGAGTCCTCCTGCTGGATTAAACTTATATTGCTTTGCGTCTTTTACTCCAGATTCTTTTCCATCTAAAGTCTGATAAACGTGTGGTATAACGCCTACTTCACTTTTTGTTATTTGTTTTCCTAGTTCGCTATTAACTGCGATCTTATATGTAGTTATATTTGGTTTGAATACATACTCTCCATCAATAACTTCTGGTTTGCTTTGATACAATAGATCTCCTTTGAAGTATCCAGTGAGTCCTTTTGGCCAAGACTTTTTAAATACGTCGTAAGCGTTAGCCATGCTTTTTGCAAAAGTAAAATTAGGTTTAGTTCCGCTTTTTTCAGCAGATTTTATTGCCCTATTTTTAAACATTGTTTCTATTTCCTTTGCGCTTTTAGCTTTACCGTCATATCCTTTTGCAGTAAATCCGCTCTTATCAGTTAGTATAAAGTTGCCATTTTCGTCTACTCCAAACACTACAGCTGGTGATCCGTCCCATTTTACTGATGTGGTCGATGGGTCTTTAGCAGCCTTATCCATGACTTGTAAAGCTCTTTCAGCTCCTTTAGATCCATCCCAATAAATTAAGTCTTCAGGATGTTGGATTCTTGCTGATGCGGCTTCTAACAACATAACTAATCTTTGTATCTTTTTTATGGACTCTTTTAGATCTTCTTTTTTAGGAAGCTCAAGACCATCTTTTGCTAGATCACCTCTAGCTTGTGTCATCCACTCTTCATATTGTGGTTTGTTTTTTATCGCCTTTACTATAGCCTCTACGCTGATTAGATCTTCTTGCTTTGCTCCTTGTCCTAGTAATTTAGTTGCTATTTCACTAGGATTCTTACTTATTACTTTGTTAGTTGCTCTATCTACTAGTCCGTTAAGATAGGACCATTTCATTCCTTGAGCTTTCGCTATGCTAGACAATACTAAGTGCTTATGAACTCCTTTATATGGACTTTCTTTTTCTCCGCCTTGCATAGAGAACTTCATGAAATCAACATCATCGTTAAACATGAAATCTGTTTGTACAAATCCATTTTCAGGATCTCCCGCTATAGGAGTCTTTACGTGAACGTTTGTTCCTGACTTTTTAATGTCTGCTTTATCTATTCCGTTAGCAGTAAGTTTGCTAATTAGTTTATTTTGATCTACTTTGTTTTTATCTACTCCTAAGTCTAAGTCTCCACTGTCTGCTTTTCTGCCTGTACTTCCAAGCATATTGTCTTTAAGAGAAAGACCTGACTTATCTTCAAGCCAAGATATTGTAGGATCTATGTCAGCTAGGTTAATTCTTTGAGTTCCTTGAAATACTTTTCCGCCCTCAGCCAATAAAGTACGAATCAGAGTAGAAAGGACCGCCCTTTCTTCTATAATCTCGTATATTGGTTTCTTTTTTTTTGTCAAAAGATCAAATATCTTTAGAGCTATACTCTTATCTACATTTGGATAGTTAGTTAAGAACTCATCTTTTGCTTGATTTTTTAAGTCTTGTCTAAGCACTGATGCGCTTATTCCAGTTCCGTCGTATTTGTCATTTCTTCCTTTATATAAAAGAGGACTTACGTCTACCGGCAATTTTACTGGAGTAATATCTTTTGGTGCAGTTCTTCCGTCTTTTGTTGGTTTTGTTTTATATCCATTTATAGCGCTAACAAAAGAATCTGATCTTTTTGCATCGTCTTCTTTAGAACTGGCCGCCATAGCGATCTGTCCTTTTGCATTATTATCCATGTTTAGGACATAATCAAATGCTGCAGACATCGGATTATCTGAATCTACAGCAACTATTTCTACTTTGCTATTTTTTGGTAGCATTTTCCAAATTGCAGTAGATTTTTCTATAGTTACTCCATCACGATCTTTTGGACCAATCAGAACAAGAACTTTGTCTACTTCTGGGTTTTTTGCATAGGCATTTGCTAGTTGTAGATGCCCGCCATGAGGAGGTTTAAATCCTCCTGGAAGTAGAACAGTTGTTTTCATTTTATAGTTTTACCTCTATTTTTATGGAGTGGTAGTAGTTGTAGTCGTAGTAGAGGTAGTCGTTGTTGTAGTTGGAATAATACCTGGTATTGATCCTGCTAATATTGCTCCATCGTTATTTGATGCATAAGAAGTTGAATTCTTTAGTCCTTCTAGGCCTTGATAAGTATCAGGAATAGTTTGACCAGAGAATGCGCTCTTTGGAGAATTTTTTAAAGATTTTAGATTGAATGCCATAATAATAATTATTTTTTATTGTTATCCTAATGCATATTTTATTTTTAGCGCACTAGTAATTATAAATAAATATCTAACTTCCGTGTTGTACGTTAGATTTTCCTGCAATCTTATTTATTTCTATATGGTGATCTACAGCGTCTCTCATTGAGTCTATGTGAGATATAATCATGATAAACTTAAACTGATTTTTTAAATGATCGAAATAAGAGACTATACTTCCTAAGTTATTACTGTCTAAAGCTCCAAAGCCTTCATCTATCGCTACAAAATTAGGTCTTGGTAGAGAAGAAACATTAATTAGCGAAGATCTAATCGCTAGACTAGCTACAAACTTTTCCATTCCTGAAGTAAGTTCTATTGGCCAATATCTATCGTTGTCATAAGCGATGTAGGCATTGATGTTTTTATCATCTGGGTGAAGAACTACCATGAAATCAACTAGCTGTTGAAGTATTGTATTGATCTCTTCTTGAATTTGAGGTATAGTATCTGATATTAGCTGATGAGGAACACCGTCTCTATGAACGGCTTCGCTATACATTTTATAAAGATCATACTTTGATTGAAGTTTGACTAGTTCAGTAAGATCATTAGTGCACTTATCTCTTTTTGAACTAAGCGAATTAACATTTAGTAGGTTCTCAGTTAGATCGTCATTGATTTTTTTAAGATTATTTTCAGTTGTCTTATGTTCAAGTTCATAAGCATCTATCCTAGCTTGTACTTCGATGTTTTGTTCTATCTTTTTCTTTTCTTTTCTGTAAGTGTCTAGCTCTATCTCTTTGTCTTTTATCTTTTGTTTGACTTTTGTTTGCTCTATTTGAACTTTTTGAAGGTCTGATTCAAATTTTAACGACTTCTTTTCAGTATTATTGATATTCTGTAGTAAATTGTCATGTTGTTTCTTATCTTCTTCTACAGTACCAAGCTTTTTTATGCTTTGTTCTACGATACCTAAGTCAATTTCAAGTACTTCTTTCTGCTTTACTAGATCTTCGTGACTCTGTTTGGTAGAAATAGCGTCCTTAACGAATACGTTGTTCATGCAATAAGCACAGTTCTCGTCGTACTCTAACTCTTGAAGCTTGTTTAGCTTATCTTTTTGATGGGAAAGATGAATATTAAGTTTATTTATCTCAATAGTTATAGCATTTTTATCTCTAGTTAACTCCTTATATTGTTGTAGGCGTTTATCTAGATCTTCTATGTTAATTTGCGATAAATTTTGCTCATATTGATCTAATTCATCTTTTGCAGACTTAGAATCTAATACACACACAGCTTCATCTGATATAGATTTAACCAATTGTTGATTTAGTTGAGCTATTTCGGCTTTTAACTGATCTTCATTAGCTGTTCTAGAGCTAACGGTCTGTAACATAATGTGCTCCTCGAGTATCCTTTTGTTTAAACTATCTCTATCTAACTCAAGATCATGTTTTTGATGCTTTAATTCGTCTATCTTTTTATTTATAGTGACCTTTTGTTCGTCTATTCTTTGTACTTCTACACTATGGTCAATCTTTTGATACTGTTTCATTACTGCGGAGATATCTTTCATCTCGTTGTTAGTAAAGTCAAACATAGTTTCGAATATATTGATGTCCAGGAACTGACTGAGCAGCTCTTTTCTGTCCTTTTGGTTCATATCAATGAATCCAGAATTAGCTCCCTGTGCGCTAAGGGCAGTCAGAGTGAAGTCCTCGTAGCTTCCAAGCACAGCTCGTATGCTTGCGTTAGTATCGTTTCTTTCTTTACCATTTAAGGAGACCTTATTTCCTAAGTCATCAGTGTAATAAAAGTTAACTTTAACTCTAACATTGCCGTTTTTCTCTCTAAGACCATCTCTTTCTATGACGTAATTAACTCCATTTAATTCAAAATCTAGTTTACAGTAAAATGTATTTGATGAACTATTTAAGACTTGAGAAGATCTATTAGTCTTAGAGCACTTATCGAATATACAATAACTTAAAGCGTCTAGCAAAGTAGACTTGCCTGAAGCGTTAGCTGCAAATATGCCATAAGTTCCTCTCATATTAGTAAAGTCTATAGAGTTGTCTTTACCATAGCTAAACATGTTTTCAAAAACAAAAGTCTTAGGATTCCATATAACGTTTCTAGAAGACTCTAATTTAGGTAACTGCTGATTTATGTGCGCGTTAATCTCTTTGATGTGTTGTTTTTGATCTTCAGTTAGTTTATATTTTTTGCTTAAAAACTTCTGGATTAGATCGTTCTGTTGCTGCTCGTCTCTTACATCGAGTAGTCTACTATTTTTAGAGCTATAATTAGATAGTTCTTGAATACTATGTATCCTTTGGATAGACTGCTCAATAACATTATGTGACTTCTTTACTTCTGATATCAGTTGTTTTAGGGTATTCTGATCTGTATTAATGTGTCTTACTCTTAGATACATGTTTTTAGCAAGATCTATAAGTGGAGGATTAACTACTCCTGAGTCTACATACATAGTGTAAAAAGCAGTATCATTAGGAATCTCAACAAATTCACTAGTCTTGTCTTTTACATTCCATACTAAGATACCATGCTCTAAGCTTTCTCCGTGATTCTGTTGGATTAAAGATCCAGGATACGCAATAGTCTTTTCTTCATTTAGATATTGAAGCTTATGTATATCTCCTAATAAAGTTAAATCGAATCCATCAAAGTGACTAGTCTTTATCTTTCCACCCTCAAGTTTAAAACCTATTTCAGTAACTGCACTTTGTACAGAACCGTGATAAAGACATATCTTGTAGTTTCCTTCAATATCTTTTGCCTTTGTGTACTCTTCATCGAATACAGACCAATGGGAAAAAGTAAGATTTCCTATCGTAAACACTTCGCTGTCTTTAACGTAAGCAATATTAGGATGGTTTATTGCGTCGACTATAGGAGTCAAAGCATCCATTCTACTATTATTATTTAAGTTAGCATCGTGGTTACCTGGAATAAGTAATACTGGACGTATGTCTGCTAAAGATTTTAAAAGATCTTGCACCTGATACACTAATTCAGGAGTTACGTCTGTCTTTGAATGGACTATGTCTCCAGTCAAACAGATTAATGATTTTTCATCAGAAGTCTCTACTATCTTTTTCTTTAAGGTATCGAATACTCTTCTGTATTCTTCGTGTCTTTTAAAGTTTCTAATGTGTATATCGCTAATATGATATATCTTTTCTATTGTGTCTAAATTCAAATACGTTTTTATCATGCGACTAATTGCATCTTTTTTAAAAGCAAATCAGAGAAAGTCAATGGTTTTGCTATGTGAAGTAATTCTGTAACCTTTTCAAATCCTAGGTCTGAAGGATCTTTACCTTGTAATTCTATAAGATAAACTTCTTTACCTATATCGATAAGTCTTTTTGCGTAATCTAATGCTTCTCTTAATGCATCCTTATCTAGAGCCAAATAAACAGTTTTTACTTGAGATTCTACAAGTTTAAGCATTAATGCCTTTGGTATTGTTTTACCGAATAACGGTATTGCATTTCTTTTTATGGCTATAGCATCGAATATACCTTCACAAAGTATTACTGGTACTGCCCAATTAATAGTGTTTTCAAGACCAATGATCTCTGTTTTATTACAGATTGGAGCATCGAACTTTTTAACTGGGTTCTTTTCGAAAGATCTCGCTAGAAAATAATTAATCATGCCTTTCTTATTATATGAAGGAAGAATGATTCTATTTCTATACTTTCCATTCTTACAATAGCCAATATTGTACTTTATAATATCGTTTTCGGTAATTCCTCTAGATTTTATATATGCTATTGCATGTCTCTTCTCTAAAGACTCTTCATTTTCTAATAGACTAATAAATTCTTTTGGAAGATTAACTGATGTTGATATATGATCTTCGGCTTTTGTAAGATAACCTAAGTATCCCTTCATCTCTACTACGGTCTCGCTTGGAGCTCCGATCTTTTTCAGTAATGTAATCGGTGATTGACCCTTTGTAGCTGGGTGACAAGTAAAGCAGTTATACTTACCAGACTTTGCGTTAACGATAAGCTTAGGATTCTTATGATTGCAAATAGGACAGTAAAATGCGTAATCTTTTGTTTTGGGAAACGGTTTACTCTTGCCAAGAACAGACTCTAGTACTCCTATAATAAGACTTTCATTGTTCATATTATCAAATATACATAAAAAATACGAATAAATAAAATAAATGTGTAAAAATATTTTTTTGTTTCATTTATTATTAGTATATTGCAAAAGATTAACGTCGATCCTGTCTGCTACGCAGTAGCCTGGTGTGAATCCAGAAACGAGTGAAATAGCGTATAGGAGTGTAATCGACTACCAGGGGAGACAGAATATTCCTCAGGTATATAAAAAGAAGATCTTAATAAAAGTTGGAGAAGAATATCGGTAGAATCCGACGGTGTAAATCCGCTAGAGCTCTCTAACCATAAACAAGAAATGAAAGTAGTGTCACCAAAAAATAGAGCAACACTCTAAAAAATCATTATGCAACAACAAGAAGAATTAGAAATAGCATCATTAGAACTTACAGACGAACAAATACAGGCAATATATATCTATCTAGCAATGCATTATGATGAAATGCAAGACAGCGAGAAACTATATTGGAATTACATTATGGAAAAAATAGACCCAGAATATGGAAAACAAGATTAAAGTTGAACTTTACGTTCTTAAGGGATGCGATAAGTGTTCTAGAATTAAGTATATTCTACAAGCTGATGAAATAGCTTATGAAGAAATAGATTGCTCTTCTTCTGAAAACAAGAAGTGCGACACACTAGAAGATAAAGTAGACTGTGGTAAGTATCCAATGGCTGTAGTAAAAAAGAAAGGATCAACAACTATGATTCATTTATGTGATGGTAGATCTACTGGAGGCACGAATACTGTAACTAGAAGAATTCCTGTGGACTCTGAAGATAAATTCATCTCTGAAATAAAAAAGGTGTACATTTAACAAAATAAGTTTATGAAAAAATTAACTGCTGAAGAACTTCAATCGAAGCTCGAGACTTTTTATGGATATATTGATCAGTATATTTCTGAACCAAGAAAAAGTAAATTAAAGCAATTTTATTCTAATAGAGAAGAGACATTAACGCTTTCTCCTGCGTCTTCTAAGGTTGCTCATCACAACTGTTTTGTTGGTGGATATATCGATCATGTTCTCAGAGTAACTGAAGGAGCTTTAATTGTAGATAGAGTTTGGGATAAGATGGGACAGATTAAGAATTACACTATTGAAGAATTAGTGTTTTCAGCTATTAATCATGATTTAGGAAAGCTAGGAACAAATGATCAACCATTCTATCTTCCCAACGATTCCCAATGGCACATAGAGAAGCAAGGAGCTTATTATAAGTACAATGCTGATATGACACATATGAGGATCGCTGATCGTAGCCTATACTATCTACAAGAAGCGGGGATACCAGTTAATGAAAATGAATTTCTTGCAATAAAACTTCATGATGGTCTTTATGAAGAGGCAAATAAAGCCTATTATATGTCTTATGGAAAAGAGTTCGCAATAAAAACAAATCTAGTTCATGTACTTCACCAGGCAGATCTAATGGCAGCAAATATAGAATCACAAATAAACTAAAATAATGGTAACAACAATCGCAATATCCTTATGGGTATTAACAGTACTTGGATATGTAATATTCAATTTGTTTCAAAAAAATAAAAAGCTAGAAAGAATCGTAATAGATCAACAAATGTTCATAAACGACTGTATAGCTAACTACAAACAGATCGATCTTTTAGCTGATAAGATAGATAAAACTATGTGGGTACAATCTGATCCTGAGTTTTTAGGACTTATGGAAGAAATAAAATCACTGCAATCCACAATGAAACAATATACTGATAACCGATAATAGCATGGAAGAAACAATAGAAATTGTAGATGTTGAGCTAACTAAGAAAGGAAAACCAAGAAAAAGAAAGCCGAAGACAAAAAATAATTACTTTACAGAAGAGACTGAAGAGGCAATTCTAGAGTATAGAGCAAGTACTGATCAAGCTGAAAGAAATAGAATCTATAATCAAAGAATTCATTTTGGCTTTTATAAGCTGGCTGAAAATATCATTCACACTTTTAAGTTTTATTACACAGAAGTAGATAAGATTGAAGACCTAAAGTATGAAGTAGTTTCGTTTATTTTACAAAAGTTAGATCTATATGATCAATCAAAAGGTAAAGCTTATTCTTATTTTGGAACAATAGCTAAAAGATATCTTATTATCTATAATCAAAAGAACTATAAAAAGCTAGTTAATAAAGTAGATATTCCTACTAGAGAAGAAGATGATGATAACTATAGAGACGCAGTAACTATAAAAGATGAGAAAGAACCAGATCGTTCTAAGATTACGAATATTCTTATTAAAGAACTTGATTCAAAATTAACTACTATATTTGATAAGGCAGAAGAAATTAAAGTAGCCTACGCAATACTTGAAATATTCAAAAAAAGAGACAACATAGAAATATTCAATAAAAAGGCATTGTTTATCTATATAAAAGAGATGACAGATGCTCAATCTAATACAATCACAAAAGTTATTAAGAAGATTAAAGTATTGTACATCAACATTCTTAATAAGTATATTGAGAATGTAGACTATTGATATTTATATTTAAAGTCTATATAAATGGAACAGCAAAATAAAGAAATATTTGAAGGTAAAACTGTTTCTGATCTCGCAAAAGAGATCTACGAAAAACATAAAGAACAAGATTCAGCACTAAAAACAAGAATTAATCAGCTTGCAGATATGGTAGAAAGTCCTGGTGACGCTATCGTTATTGTGCCTATGCTAAAAGGATACTTTGATTCTAGCTTAAAGAATGATGAAGTGCTAATGAAGATGCTACAAATATTTCAAAAACAAGAAGAAAGAAAAGCAGCTGGAGAATCAGATGCGAGTTTATTAACTGAAAAAGATATCGCGCAATTGTTTAACGAAGTTTCTACTTACACAGTTTCTAATAATTCAACTCCTCAAATAACAGAGGAAGGGGAAATTAAATAATGGCTAGCAATAATATATTTGGATCTTCTCCTGAAGGAGGAATGGGTAAATCAGGAGGTCAATATTTTATTATTGGTCGTGTTACTAGTATTGTTCTTGGTGAATACTTAGATGACAATAAGACTAAAAATCCTGATTGGACTAATGATGGAGATCTCGGTAAAATAGATTTCGAGATACTTTACACTGGACTTAATATGGTCAAAGCAAACAAAGTTTCTAAAAGCGCTTGGCCTATTTTTTCTTTTATTCGACAGTATCCTTTAATAAATGAGATAGTCTATATTGTATCTGGACCTTCTGATGGATTAAATGATAACTATAAGAATCAAAAGCTTTTTTACTTTCCTCCCTTTGGCGTATGGAATGCTGTTAATCATAATGCATTTCCTAATATGGATCAGTATTCTGAGTTCTTAAAGTATCAATATCAGCAGCCAGGATATCAAGGATCAGCTGATATTTCTCAAACTAAATTACCATTAGGCGTTTCTTTTCAAGAGAATGACAAAGTCAGGTCACTCACACCTTTTGAAGGAGATACTTTAATAGAAGGTAGATTTGGACAATCAATAAGATTTGGAAGTTCTAATATAATAAGATCGACTAAAAACACATGGTCTACAAATAGGGATTCTAATGGAAAACCTATAACTATAATAATTAATGGTCAAGGAAGACCATCAGCACAAAATGCAGATAAGTTTGTAACCACTATTGAAGATATAAGTAGAGACGATTCGTCTATATATCTTACGTCTGGTCAAGTTTTAAATACTCTTTCGATATCTGAAATAAAGTCGGCTAAATACGAATTTCCATACAAAGGAAATCAGGCTATAGTATGTTCAGATAGAGTAATGCTTTATTCCAAAAAAGAAAATGTTCTACTCTACTCAAAACAAGAAATAGGAATATCAGCTATAAAACCAGTTAACATATACTCTTCTGAAAATGTAATAGTCAATTCTCCTAAGATCTCTCTTGGAGATGAGTTTGTTACTGAATCTGCTATGCTTGGAGATGCATTTACAGATCAATTAATAAGAATGTTACAACTTATTGAGTCTGCTGGAAATAGTCTTTTAGGAGCTTCTACAAGTAATCCTGGAGCTACTGCCGCAAACGTAAAAATAGCTGGAAATAAAATAACAGAGGCTACTCGAAATATGATAAGTTACTTAGACAGTGGATTACATCTTTCAAAAATCGTTAATCTTAAGTAATGGCATCAAAAGAAGAAATACAAGCAAAAAAAGTAGAACGCGAAGCTAAAGTAGAAGCGACTAGAAAAAAGAATTTAGATGCTATTAAAAATAAAACTAAAACTTCTACTAGAGAAACTTTTGGATTAGCCGAAGGTCAAACTACCGCTACGGGATTAGAAAAAGCGATATTCATAGCAGGAGACGGAATAATAAAAGCGCAGTTTGCTATAGACAAATTATTTTATGGTAAGTTTTCTTATGATGGAACCAATAAACTAAAAAAAGCTTTAGATAGAGGAGTAGTACCAGTTTTAAATGATCTATCTGAAATAGATCTTTGTAATATACTTAATTTAGCGAATCAAAAAGTTCCTGGATCTAAGCCATTCGATCCAGAAAATAAACCCACATCCAATCCTTTAGAAGTAGCTAAATGGAATCTTCAAAATAAAGCTTTTACAGTACAAAAAAAGATTGATGGATTTAATTCTAGTTACCTAGACACTTCAAATACAGAAACTAAAGCCAAAGGAGTATATGTAATTATCAATGATATAAAAGATGCGTTTGCTGAAATTAATACTCCAGGAGATGATAACGCATTACGTGATCCTAGACTTATACAAACTTTCCCTCAAATAGGAGCAGTAAATAATTTTCTTGAAAAAGCTTTTGCAGACTTTAACAAATATACTGACTATAGGCAAATTCCTGTAGAAGAAATACAGAAACTGATTAATTTAGTAGATAAAGTACGAGAATACTCTATCTTAATTCAAGGTTTAAATACGCCCGCTAGTGCTATAGGATTTGTAGATTCAGTATTTCCAAATGCTAATATACAGGACCAAATAAATAAACTAGAAAAAATAATTGATCCAGCTAGATTAATGCCATTATTGAAAAATATAGCAGAAAGTCTAAAAAAAGTTCAATCAGTTTGTAATGTATTTGTTTCATTTATATCGTTTGGTCAATTCATAATAACTATTGCTACGCTATTAATAAAAGTTTTTAAAACAATTGGTAAATTCTTAAAAGCCTTAGCAATACCTAATCAATTTACAATTCTAGGACTTACTATAACCTTATCCGATACTAATGAAAATATAAAAGGATCACTATCAAAGTTATTAGATAGGCTAGGTCAAATTAACGTTCTTCTTTCTTTGTGTATTGGACTTGTTTCAGAAGTGTCTCTTATATTATCTGATATCATAGCAAAGATAGACAGAATGCTAGTTGGACTTGAATCATGCAATAACGTAGATCCTGACATAATAAAGCAACTTCAAGATTCTAGAGATGGATTAGTAAATACAGTTCAATATTTTGAAAAATTTGTTACTAATTACAATGAAAAAAAGAATACAGATAGCGCTTCTTTTGGAGATTACACAATACAAATAGTAACAGAAGAAGTAGTAGACGACGCGATAAGTCTTAGAAGACGTTACGGTGTAGCATTAGCAGCAAATGGAACTTTAGTAGCTCAATCTACTCCTACTTTTGCTTCTGATAATCAAATAATAATTAATGAAGTTAAAATTCAACTTGCATCTAAAGGATTTGTAAAGTCTTATGTAGCAGGATTAACTCCTTCAGAATTAAATACTATATCTGAGTCTCTTAGATTCTTAATGGATGATGATATAGATTTAAACGATCTAGAAAATATTAACTTTAATAGTGGATTAGATTCTCCAGATAATGAAAATGAAAATGACGGACTTGGACTTAATGCTTTCATGAATAAATTACCAGGAGGAAAGAAACTAAGAGAAAGAATGAGAAAAGTAATGATCGCTAATAATCAAAAATTAGCCACTGATCTTAAAGCTCAAGATTCTAATGGAAGATTTACTGATAAGATCATAAAACAAAAAGAAAACGAAAATAATAAATTAAAGATTGATCAGCTAGAATCAGAAAAGAAAGACTTAGTTACAGCAATGATCGCTAATCCTAGTCCAATATTTAAAGCTACTACGATAATTAAGATAAAAGAAAAACAACAAGAAATAGATAAGTTAAAAAAACAAGGCCAATAATATTTATACTATATGGAAAAGAAGAGCGCAAATGAGCTTTTAAGACAGATTATAAGGGAAGAAGTCACTAAAATAATAAGACAAGAGCTTCCTAGGATTCTTAGTGAGTCAGCTTATAGAAGCGAAGAGACTCCAAAATTGATAGATAAAAAAGGACAATTTCCTTTGACTTTAA